ACTAAAGTAGAGCAGGTTGCAAAGAAAGAAAATGCAGATCCAGTCATCTACCTATCACACACCCAGAACAACAAAAAAGACCCCCTTGATTACTCCGATAAAATCCGTTATGCCCAAAAGGCATTCGGGCGAATCGTACAAAAATCAACCGCCAAAACGATTATACAAGTCGTCCAAGAAATCGAAAAGCGTGGATATACTGATCTAGTATTGGTCGTGGGTTCTGACCGTGTTCAAGAATTCGATCGTCTCCTCCAAAAATACAACGGCAAAGACTTCTCCTTCAATACTATCCGTGTAGTGTCTGCTGGTCAGCGTGACCCTGATGCTACTGGCGTTGAAGGTATGTCTGCATCTAAACTGCGTGCAGTCGCTATGGAAGGCGACTTCAAAACATTCCGCTCTGGTCTACCTAAAGGGTTACAGGGTAAGGAAGCAAAAGAAATCTACGACATCATCCGTTCGGTTATCACAGAAGAAACTATTGCTGAAGCAGTACTGTCCGTGTCACAGCGTAAAGCAAAGGCACGTCAGATGAAGAAACTTGCTCCTAAGTTGGCACGTTTCCGTGATATCCGTAAGAAGAAGATGGCAGACTCTGGCAAGTTGCAACAGAAAGCACGTAAGCAAGCAGTTGGTATTCTTCGCAAGAAACTTGCTGGAGATAAGGGTGCGGACTATGCTAATCTTTCTGCAGCAGACAAGATCAATATCGATAAGCGACTAGAGAAGAAGAAAGGTGCGATTGCTAAGATCGCCAAGAAGATTCTACCTAAAGTTAAGAAGGCAGAAATCGAGCGTGTTAAGCAAGCACGTGGCGAGTCTGTTGACCATGATGCTATGTTCGAATCGTTCTACATCACTGAGCATGCCCGTGAATCTCTAGAACGTAAAGCAAGCAAATCTGGTTATGAATACGAAACACTCAAGTCAGTATATGATCGTGGTGTTGATCTTTGGGAAGAGTCTACTGGCATGACTAAGGAACAGTATGGTTTCGCACGTGTCAACTCTTTCATCTCTGGCGGTAAGGCACTCACTGAAGATAAAGACCTTCTCGAGAAAAAAGAAGACGATCTGAAAGATGCTTGCTGGAAAGGTTACAAAGCAGTTGGTATGAAGGACAAGAACGGAAAGAAAGTCCCTAACTGCGTACCAGAAGAGTCGGAACTCGAAGAAGCACCACGTTGGTTGAAGGATATGATTGGCGACAAGTTGGCACGTAAGAAGTATGCCAAAGCAAAAGAGATCGTCCAGTCAGTTATGGCACGCAAAGAACGTGAAGCAAAAGAAAACGGAACACGTATGAAGCACGGTAGCAGTTACTATGCTGCTCAGATCGCTCGACAGTTCCGTGGCGTTGATGCTCGTATCCTTGCTCGTATGGTTGAGGAAGAAGCAGGTGGTGCTGGAGAATGGGGTACAGATAAACTGCGCAAGAAGTATGAGAGCGATACACCTAAATCGTTTAAGGATCTGCGCAAATGAAGTTTAGTGAAATTCGAACCGACACGGAAGTAAGCAAGGCAGTGGAGTATATCCGTGAGGGTAATGCTATGAAGGACATCTTTCGTCCGCATAGTGCTGCACAGTATCTGCTCATCCGTGAGGTTCGATCTTTATATGAAGATGGCGACATCGAACTACATAATACCTTTGACTTACATCTTATTGAATCGGACGCAGGTAAGTTCGGTTTGTACGAAGGTAATGAAGTTCCCCTTGACATGCCTATTGTCGAGGAAGAAGATAAGGAACTGAACTCACCGAAACGTGGTGGACCGAAGAAGTATTATGTGTTTGTGAAGAACGACAAAGGCAACGTGGTTAAGGTAACGTTTGGCGATACCTCTGGATTGAAAGCAAAGATTGATGATCCAGAAGCACGTAAGTCTTTTGCTGCTCGACATAAGTGCGATCAGCAGAACGATAAAACAACTGCTGCCTACTGGGCATGTCGTTTACCTTATTATGCAAAAGAACTAGGATTATCTGGCGGTGGTAACTTTTTCTGGTGATGTCTATTCCGACCATCAAATAGAAGATGGTTTCATTAGACTATTTTATCGTGAGACTGAGCAGACTGAATTGGTCTGGCACAGAGATAAGAGAGACCGAACAGTAGAAGTATTATTTGGTGATGGTTGGAAGTTTCAGTACGATAACCATATGCCGAAGGAACTAAAAGTGGGTGATATTCTTGAGGTTAAGTCAATGGAGTATCATCGTTTATTAAAGGGTGATACCAAACTTATTCTTAAGATAACGGAGAACTAAAATGTCAACTCTATTGAGTACGATCAGATCGCTATACGAAGCGAAAGAAATTAAAGAGGAACTGTGCGAAGAATGTGGCGCAGACCCTTGTGAATGTGAAGAAGCAGAACTTGGCGAAGCACTTAAAATCCCTAAGAAGGGTTTGAGTCGTAAGACTGCTAAGACTGGCGAATATGTAATCAAAGCAACCGACAAGAACATGGACTTCTTCCCTCGCCTTGCTGACGTGAACTTCCAGAACCTTGGGTTTGAATTCAATCATGCACCCGAGAAACTTGAGAAAGGTATCACTCAGAAAGACGATGAAATGGAAGTGTCTATCAAGTTGAATGCTGCTGGTAAGGGGTTTGATGGTAAGACTCGCTACAAAGATGCTGTCATCAAAATCAAACGATTAGACGAGTCGCTTGACCTTGACGAAGGGTTCTCTCCTAAAGAGATTAAGATGGCAATCGGTATTGCATCTGATCCACGTTACAAGGGCGGTAATATGACAGGCGCAGTTAGTGCTATTGAAAAGATCAAGAAAGGGTTGTCTGACCACCCCCAAGTCTCAGCAGTTCTGAAGCGACAGAACGAATCTGTTGACCTTGACGAAGCAAAAGAACTGACTCCAAAGGCAGTTGAAGATTACCTAGTTAAGACTGGCGTTAATCCTAAAGATGCAAAGGATGCAGTCAAGAAAGGTTTCGGATATGCCAATAAGAAGTACGGTGGCGAGACATATGCTAAGGCACTGAAGAAGGTTGCTGAAGTTGTATGGTCACTGCATGAAGAGTATGCTCCTCTTGAAGAAGCATACACTAAGCAGCAGTTGATGAAAATGCGTCAGATGCTTGGTCGTGAAGGTCAGGCAGACAAGAAGAAAGGTGTTGCTATCTTCATGGACAAAGTTGGTGTTAATAGTAAGACTGCCGAAACTATGTGGAAAGCAGCAGTTAATGAAGAAGTTGAACTTGACGAAGCGAAGTTGTACTACTTCATTGCTATGCCTACTGTTGAAAAAGGTAAGATCAAGAAGCACCATTCAATGGAACTTAAAGCGAAGTCTGCTAAAGAAGCACGTGAGAAAGCAGCGAAAGAGTTCGGTCTTAAACCAACCGAAGTTAAAGCAGTTGCTAAGTATCAGGACGATGCTCACATGAACGAAAAGCGTAAGTACACACCACCTACTGAAGCAGAAAAGAAAAAAGACAAAGATCGTGAAGCAGGTAAAGGCGACCGTATGTACGGTAAGATGCGTGGCGGTCTGAAGAAAGAGGAAGCAGAAATGGACTACGATGAAATGTTCGAAGCACTAGACTTCGAAGAAGGAGTGGTTGTCGAGCATGTAGTCAAACTGACCCTTGAAGACACCATGAAGTTGGTTGTATTATCGGAAGCATCTGGCGATAAAGAAGCATACCAGAAGTTCTTCAAATCAGCACTGAAGAAGTTTGGCGTAAGTTCTCCTTCTGAACTAGACGGTAAGAAAGAGAAAGAGTTCTACGACTACGTTGATAAGAACTGGGAAGGCGACAACGAGAAAGAAGAACAGAATGAAGCAGCATGCTCAACTAAAAAGAAAATGAATGCTTCATACAAGAAAGAAGAAGACGAACCGAAAGACGACGAAAAGGAAGCACCTAAAAAAGACGACTCTGAAGAAGAGGAAGATGGTGAGCACAAGGATGTCGGTAAGTCTGGTAAAAAGATGAAAGTGGCAGTTGATCCTAAGATTGAAGAGTCGGCAGAAATGACTTCAGATCAGGAGAAAAAGCGTGAAGAAATCGTCAAGAAACTCAAAGAGAAGAAAGACGAATTCAAGAAAAAGTATGGTGATCGTTGGGAAGACGTCATGTATGCAACTGCAACCAAGTTGGCAATGAAGACTAAATAGTCTACAGTTAATCTAAAGGAGAACTAAAATGGCACAATGGGGTAGCGTAGACCAAGCAGCGGATTCGCCAGTTTGGGCAAATACAACTCTTAACGTAACTAACAACCAAGCAGAACTGTTTGGTAACGTAACAGAAGATGACGTAATCACTGACCAGAAGGTTGGTGTGTTCGGTGTTTCTGCATCAGAAATGGCATATGCAAATACTGCCGATACTGAAGCAGATGCTGTACCACACTCAGGTTGGGTATTGCGTACTGAAGGCACAGGCGGTCGTGCAGGTCGAGTATCTTATGAGGTACTTGTTGCTGGTGGTATCACTGGCGATGCAGCAGACGACGCAATCGTTCCTGAAGAAGACTAATAAAGGACGTAACTAATGGCAACTCCAAAGAAGGTATCAGAACTTTCAGCAATCACTAACCTAAGTGGTGATGACCTTCTATTGGTCGTCAACGATCCTAACGGTACAGCAACGTCTCGCAAAGTAACCCATAAGAACTTCTTTGCGAACGTTGTATCTGATACAACCCATAGAGGAAGAACAACGTTCCAAGCGAACACGTTCGTTTATGGTAATCAGATGACTGTGCAGGCAAATGCAAACTTTACACAGGCATCGTTTACGGTAAATAGTAGGGTTGTCCTAGATGATATTGATGATCGTCTGCAGATTGCAAATGCTGCTTCGACATATGTAAGTAAAGCAGAGTTTGCTGCAAACAACGTAACAAGCAACAACTATGTCCATTCTTCCTTCACGACTAATACTGTGTTCCAAGCATATGTTGCTAACACTAATAGTCAGTGGACAACCCTCTATTCAGAGGGTGCGTTGGCAAGTAATACATACTTGCAGAGTCTGTTAGCAAACACCAATGCTTTTATTTCGAGTAAGGCAGACCAAAGCACGGTAGATGCTTCGAACACTGCGTTGAACGAATTGATCGATGCTCGTATTGAGGTTGCAAACGTTGTTGGCGTATATGCCACATCAAGCGACTTTAATTCGTTTGTTGCTAATACTAACCAGTACATTGCTGAGAAATCGCCTATCTCCGATCCAAACTTCATTGGTACGGTAGATGTATTTGATCTAGAAGCAAACACCGTTTCTATTGCATCAAATACTGGTCTTGTTCTTGCTGGCGGTGGACTAGGAAATCAACCAAGTACTGCTAATGCAACGAACGAAGGTTATGCTCCAGGAACTATCTGGTACAGTAATAACTATCTGTATATCGCAGTAGATCTTAATACGATCAAGAGGGTATCTCTGGACACATTCTAATTATGTTTGATAACTTAAATAATGATAATTTTACGTTGTTCGCTATGAAATATTATACTAATCCGCACTGTACGGATTTACTAGAATTTCAGGACGACCTAAAAAGAATAAGATACATTAAACGATTGTTCCGTAAATATAAGCAATCGGGTGAACTTAAAGAAAGGTTGGTGATCAACCACCTAGTGGTTCTATATAATACGTTCGAGGCACCAGCAGCAACTCGTATGCTCGTATACAAGTTGGAAGATTATCTGGATTGCCTCAAACCTTTCCTTATTATGTTGAACTATTGGAATGACCCAGTTCGTATGGGAAAGATTGACGGAAGATTACTAAAGGACAGCGACATCTCACTAGACATGGGAGTCGTTGAGGTACTGAGGAAAATTTAATGTCTGACAAACAGATGCTGAACGAAGGTGCTTTTGACTTGTTGCTGATCTATCAGTTTATCAAGCGCATCAGCACACCCTTTGAAAAGCAAGAAGCATACAAACTCGGTATCATTAATGATAAAGGCGAGAAGATAAAGGATCCAGAAACTACTGCTGAGAAGAAAGCATACGGTTATCTGGACAAACTCATATTCAACCTCAAGAAACTCATCGAGAAAGTTCCTGGAGGTAGGTCTAGACTCGGTTCATTTGCAGCAGCGTTGTACCTTATCCGTGAAGCACACGAAGAAAAGGACTACACTATGCAAGAGTTACAAGAAGGTTTGGAGAAAACTATGTCAGAATTAAACGAATCGTCACTCAAGTCATTCAAGGATTTGATGGAAGAGGTTCCTGCTAATGCTAGTGGTTCAGCAGTTGCTGGTACTGGCGATGATTCTTCTACTGTTGTCGTTAAGAAGAAAAAGAAAAAAGAAGAAGAATTCAAGTTGGATGCTCGTAACAAGAACGTCCGAGAGTTCCTGAAGAAATACCTCAACGGTAAGTCTAAGCGTGATGGTCTGAAGGAACTGAAGAAGAAGCGTGAGATCCTAGCACGATTTGGATTAGGAGATAAGTAATGGCAAACGTCCACGTGATGAAGAAGACTGAGAGCGAAGTCGTTCTTAAGATCTACAGCACAGAGTCTGCTGGGCAAACTATTCAGGTTGAACTTGATAGCGATTACATCAAGAAGGATAACGAAACCTTTGTTGGTGCTGAGTCTGAAGTTACTATCCGTGAGATGTTCTGGGGGTGTAAGAAAGATAAGCAAGTAGACCTCACACGTGTAAACGATCCAGTTGCGAATACTGTGCACGGACATTACTACCTAACAAACAGCGGTTCGTACAACTTTGACGGATTCGTTGATAATGTGTATGCTAATGGTGCTATCCGTGTTATTGCAGATGGTCCATTCCATATGATCCTGAAACTTGGAAAGAGCATGTATCAACCATCATGAGATATCTAGCAGAGAAATTCATTACTAAGCAAGACCTTGATGCGGTAGAAAAGTTCGCAGACAAGTTGTTTGCTAAGGTTAAGATCGATGTAGAGTTTACTCGCCATTTCCTAGATAGAGTAAACGACGAACGAAACAAGAAACAAATTACCCCTGCTGAATTGACACGGTTGTTCAAGCAAACGTATCAGACGCACGGTAAGAAGATTCCACAACTTGGTCCAGATGCTGAAGCAGTGATCAAGGATATGCAGACGGACATCAACATGCCGTTCGTATTGAAGTGGGATAAGAATACGCAGGAGTTCGAACTTGTTGCTAAGACTATCATGCGCAAGAAGAACTTCAAGACACCTAACCCCGAGTTATCGGTTGGTAAGAAAACGTTTAAGGAGATGTTCTCTCCGAAGGCAGAAGTTATAGAGGAAACTGTTGAGCACGAATATAGTCTTAAGACGCAGAAAGTGCTTGACCGTATCATGAAACATGGTTAGAATATATCTGTTCATCTTTATAATTGCAATTGTTGGTAGTGCAGGTTATGGTGCTATGTGGTACTATAAGGACACCCAACAGCGCATTGCTACTCTTACTGAGAACAATGCAAAACTTGAGACTGCGGTACAGACTCAGACAGCAACGATTAAAGAGCAACAGAGAGTGGCAGAGGTGCAGGCACAATTAACTGCCGACCTCAATAAGAAATTACAGGAAGCAGAGTCTTACCAAGACGAACTACGTGAGAAGTTACAGAAGCATGACCTCACTCGTCTAAGTGAAGCAAAACCTGGATTGATAGAAAAGAGAATTAACAGTGCGACTAAAAAGTTATTTGACGACCTCGAGTCTGATACTAGCAACTAGCATTCTTGCTGGATGTAGTATGTTCACACCGCAACCTGAAAAGATTGTGACGGTGACCGAGATCATCAAACCTAAGATCGCTCTGACCGAACGTCCAAAAGGACTAAATATGGCAGACATACAGTTGTATGTCGTCACTGAGAAAAACTATGAGGAGTTCAAAGAGAAGTTCCTCAAAGAAAACGGTGATTATGTTTTCTATGCAATCTCTGTTCGAGATTACGAGAATTTGAGTCTTAACATGGCAGAAATTAAACGATATATCTTACAACAGAAAGAAGTTATTGTTTACTATGAGAATGCTATAAATGAGATGACTTCTTCTCCAGAACCTGAAGAGCAGCAAGATGGCAACAATTAAGGACAACGGTAAGCACCACCATCATTATGTGTTCCAAGGCGAAACGCCAAACGTGGATGTATTTCAACTTCTGGAGTCTAGGCGTGTGGAAGCACAAGGGCAAATCGACGTGTTACATAAGAGGATAACCGAATTGCGTGACGAAATGTCAGAAAAGATGGACAAATCGCACCGTGAGATTATGCACGAGATTCGTCTGCTGCGTGAAGACCAGCACCGTCATGCTGAAGAAATGTCTAGTCGTGTGGGTAAACTTGAACGTTGGAAGTGGACTATAATCGGTGGCGCAGCAACATTCGGTTTCATCCTTGCTGGCGGTCTAGACAACCTCTCAAAATTTCTGTAAAAACTTCTTGTCTTTTCGTTATGGAGCGTGTATAATGCTCCTATGAGTTATGTTGATACCAAATACCTGAATCTATTGTCCTCCCAACTAGGGTTGTTCAAGCGCAAGTCCAATACTCTGTATAACTTCCGCTGTCCCTATTGTGGAGATTCCCAGCACTCCAAAACTAAAGCACGTGGATACGTCTTTGAGAAGGAAGGATCACTCATCTTCAAGTGCCACAACTGTGGTCAGGGGGCGAGTCTATCCAACCTTATCAAGTTCGTTGATCCAGCGATGCATAAGGAATACGTTGCCGAACGTTTCATGAACAACAAGAGAGAGGATACTCCACGCCCGAAGAAGACTCCTCTGCATAAGTTCCAGCGCAAGGCAAACTATCTAAAGACCCCACTTGGTAAACTGAAAAAGGTGTCTCAACTGAAGGTTGACCACCCTGTGCGCATGTATGTGAATAAGAGGAAAATACCTGCGAGCGTGCATTATAAATTATTCTATGCTCCTAAGTTTTATGAGTTCGTTAACACGATGGTTCCTAACAAGGTGTCTCCACCTCAGAAGGATGAACCTCGACTGATCATTCCTTTCCTTGATCAGAGCAAGAACCTTATAGGGTTTCAGGGCAGAGCATTTGGTAAGTCCCAACCTAAGTATATCACAATAATGCTTGACGAAGAAGCACCAAAGATATATGGTATGGATGAGGTAGACTGGAGCAAACCAGTCACTGTGGTCGAAGGTCCAATTGACTCAATGTTTCTTAAGAATGCCATAGCAATGGCAGGTGCGGACTCTGCACGGTTCGAGAACAGCAATGCGGTTTATTGCTGGGATAACGAACCTAGAAACGCTGAGATCATACGTCGACTCGAAAAAGCAATTGAATTGGGCAAGTCCGTAGTGATATTCCCAAACGGTATAAAAGAAAAGGACATCAACGATATGGTGCTTGCTGGGAGAGACCCCGATGAAATCCAAGCGATTATATCTAATAACACCTACTCTGGATTGATGGCGAAGACAAAATTAAGCGAATGGAGAAAAATATGAAAGTGAAGTTGGTCGGTTTTACCCAACCTACAGGTGAGTTTAAGAATGAAGGGATTGATGATGTGCAGGAATTGATCGCCTACTGCGCAAGGGTATCCAACCCAGCAAACCAATACAACACGCTGACAAGCGAAAAACTGATTCGTTACTTGATCAAACATAAACATTGGTCTCCTCTAGAGATGGCAAATGCCACTATGGAAATTGAGACAACACGAGATATCGCTCGACAGATCCTACGACATCGGTCTTTTGCATTCCAAGAATTCAGTCAGCGTTATGCTAATCCGCAGGATATGGATGAAACATTCGTAGTTCGTGAAGCACGATTGCAAGATGAAAAGAATCGTCAGAACTCAGTAGAAAATACCGATGAATATCTTGCAGAGCGTTGGGAACAGCAGCAACTACGAGTAATCCACGCTGCTAAAGAAGCATATGATTGGGCAATTAAAAACGGTATTGCTAAGGAACAGGCACGTGCTGTATTGCCCGAAGGAAATACAATGTCACGGATGTATATGCAGGGATCGCTACGTTCGTGGATCCACTACATAGAATTACGTGCAGGAAATGGGACACAAAAAGAACATATGGAAATTGCCAAGGAGTGTGCGAAGGTTATCGCAAATATCTTCCCTATGGCAGATGATATCACACAATAAGGGGAAAAGAATGACGGAGAAGCATTTGGGGATAAAAATTGATCTCTCTAAAGATCAATTGCTTTCAGAGCAAGGGTTAAAATTGCTCACAGATTATTATTGTCGTGCTAATGAACCGTCTCCACAGTATGCCTTTGCTAGAGCAGCACAGGCATATTCTTTTGGGGACAAGAAACTAGCACAGCGAATTTACGATTACGTTGCTAATGGTTACTTCATGTTTAGTTCGCCTATCCTGTCGAACGCAGTTGAACCTAAAGAGAAAGTGAAAGCACTGCCCATTTCATGCTTTCTGACATATGTACCAGACACCCTCGAAGGACTGATTGACCACTCAGCAGAACTTCGTTGGTTATCAGTTAAAGGTGGTGGTGTAGGTGGACACTGGTCGGCAGTTCGATCAGTGTCAGATATTGCTCCTGGACCAATGCCTTTTCTACACACAGTAGATAGCGATATGACAGCATATCGCCAAGGAAAGACAAGGAAGGGTAGTTATGCTGCCTACATGGATATTTCACATCCTGACATTATTGAATTTCTTAACATGCGGATTCCTACTGGGGATGTTAACCGCAAATGTCTTAACCTGCATCACGCAGTAAACGTAACAGACGACTTCATGCAGGCAGTAGAGTCTGATGGAGAGTGGGAACTTAAAGACCCGAACGACGGTTCGGTTCGTGAGACCACACGTGCACGTAAATTATGGGAACTGATTCTCGAGACTCGATTCCGCACAGGCGAACCGTATGTCAACTTCATTGACACTGCTAACCGTGCACTACCTGAGTCTCAGAAGAAACTGGGTCTTAAGATCCATGGGTCAAACCTCTGTAACGAAATCCACTTACCTACAAGTGAAGATCGTTCAGCAGTTTGTTGTCTATCATCTGTTAACTTGGAGAAGTATGATGAGTGGAAGGATACAAATCTTATCGCTGATCTTATTACCTTTCTTGATAACGTCCTGCAGTTCTTCATTGACAACGCAGGGGACGAAATCGAAAGGGCACGTTTCAGTGCAGAGCGGGAGAGAAGTCTCGGTCTGGGTGCAATGGGATGGCATTCCTACCTCCAAAGACACGGAGTACCGTTTGAGAGTGAACAAGCAGTTCAACTGAATGAAGAGATCTTCAAACACATTCAGGAAGAAGCAATCAAACAGTCCTTAGTTCTTGGAGCAGAGAAGGGCGAGGCACCTGATATGGTTGGTACTGGTCGACGCAATGCACACTTGCTTGCTATCGCACCTAATGCTAACAGTTCTATTATAGGTAACACCTCTCCTTCTATTGAACCTTGGAAGGCAAATGCATATACGCACCGTACACGTGCAGGTTCGCACCTAGTAAAGAACCCATACCTTGAAAAAGTGCTTGACGAATTAGGTAAAAACACGCAAGATATCTGGACATCGATCATCACTAACGGTGGTTCGGTTCAGCACCTTGACTTCCTATCAGAGCAGCAGAAAGCAGTATTCAAGACTGCTATCGAGATTGATCAGGATTGGTTGGTTAAGCAAGGTGGCGCACGTCAGAAATACTTGTGTCAGGGGCAGTCGCTAAACATCTTCTTCCCTGCTGGTGCAACTCGACGTTACATACATAAGGTGCACTTCGACGCATGGAAGTTGGGTTGTAAGGGGTTGTACTACCTACGAACCGAAACATCTAACCGTGCAGAGAACGTAGCACAGAAGATTGAGCGTGATGCTCTTAAGAATTTCGAGGAAGCATCTTCTCAGGAAGAATGTCTTGCTTGCCAAGGTTAAGGAGATAAAATGGAAGTAACAATTTACTCGAAGTCCAATTGCCCATTTTGTGTGAAGGCAAAGTATTGGTTCAATCAGCATGGTATTACATACACAGAGAACTTGCTAGATGACGAAGAACAGCGTCTAGCATTCTTCCAGAAGGTCAACAATGGGGTTCGTTCCGTTCCCCAGATCTTCATTGATGATAAACACATCGGTGGTTACGATGAGTTGATGCGTAAGTCAGACGAGATTCTGAAACAACGTAGTGGTGGTCTGATGAAATTCTCGCAGACCTACAAACCATTCCATTACCCTTGGGCAGTAGAGATTACTACTCGACACGAGAAAGCACACTGGATCGAAGACGAGATCGATCTAGGCGAAGACGTAATGGACTGGAAGTCTGGTAAGGTGACTCCACTTGAAAAGGATTACATCACCAACATCCTTCGTCTATTCACTCAGTCTGACGTTGCGGTTGGTCAGAACTACTATGACCAGTTCATTCCTAAGTTCAAGAATAACGAAGTGCGCAACATGCTTGGTTCGTTTGCTGCTCGTGAGGGTATCCACCAACGTGCGTATGCTCTATTGAACGAAACGTTGGGTCTGCCTGATAGCGAGTACCATGCTTTCCTAGAGTATAAGGAGATGACTGATAAGGTTGACTTCATGATGGAGAGCGATGCATCTACTCAACGTGGTCTAGCACTAGCACTTGCCAAGTCAGTATTCAACGAAGGTGTAGCACTATTTGCATCTTTCGTTATGTTGCTGAACTTCCAACGTTTTGGTAAGATGAAAGGTATGGGTAAAGTTGTTGAATGGTCTATCCGTGACGAGTCTATGCACGTTGAGGGTAATGCTCGACTATTCAAGACGTTCTGTGCTGAGCACCCACGTATTGTGGATGACGAGTTCAAGAAGGAAATCTACGAGATGGCACGTGTTGCTGTCAAACTAGAAGATAAGTTCGTTGAGTTGGCATATAAGATTGGCGAGATCGAAGGTCTTACTCAAGAAGAAGTTAAGCAATACATCCGTTACATCACGGATCGTCGTTTGCTTCAGTTGGGTCTTAAGACTAACTTCAAAGTGAAAGAGAATCCTCTACCTTGGTTGGAATGGGTATTGAATGGTGCAGACCACACTAACTTCTTCGAGAACCGTGTAACTGAATATGAGGTTGCTGGTTTGAAGGGAGAGTGGACAGAAGCATACGCATAAATTCTGTTTGTCATATATACACAAGATCTAACCATAATAATAAGGAAGGTAGATGGAACGCATAACATACGAACTGGTTTGTGATGAATGCAGTGCTGAGTATGATCTGGCATATATAGAAGAGAAGTGTGACGACTCTCCGATATATTGCCCATTCTGCGGTTCAGATGTTGATGTTAGCGATATCGAAGAGGAGTTTGAAGATATCGATGACATGCAAGAACTGAACTTTGATGATAACGACTGACTACGATAACCCTTGGTTATACAATAACAAACCGTTTACAAGTGATGATATAGGCGATTATATTGGTTTCGTCTATATCATCACCGACCTAACTAACGATAGAAAATATGTGGGTAAGAAACTATTCGTATCTAAACGAAGGTTGCCCCCACTAAAAGGAAAGACTCGACGGAGAACTAAGATATCCGAATCCGACTGGAAGGATTACTATGGTTCATCTGAAGAGGTGAAGATGCTTGTTGAGCAAAACGGCATCAACCAATACAAGAGAGAGATTCTTCATCTCTGCAACAACAAAGGCACTATGTCCTACTTGGAAGCAAAGGAGCAGTTCGACCGAAATGTTCTATTGACTGACGAGTATTATAATGGTATAATTAACTGTAAGATACACAGTACACATGTGAAGGAATTGAAACATGACGATGCAGATAGGTGAATTTCGGAATGCCCGCAAATTCAAATTTCAACACGGTGACCAATCAACCAACGATGTTCGTATTCGAGAACTAGAGTGGTTGGCAAAGTACATTCCAGATTGGGGACTTAACCTTGAGTTTGGAGTGTTCAATGGCGTTACTATCTCGTGCGTAGCAACAGCAAGACCAGAACTAGAGTTCCATGGGTTCGACTCTTTTGAAGGGTTGCCCGAAGATTGGGACATGGGAGATAAGCACGTAAAGGCAGAAGCATTTGACCGTAAGGGTGAATTGCCAGATGTGCCTGATAATGTGTCTCTATACAAAGGATGGTTTGATGACACGCTACCTAAATTTCTTGATGAGAATGCTGGTAATATTTCTTATCTTCACGTCGATTGTGACATCTATTCTTCTACTAATACTATCTTGGACAATTGTAATTCCCGTATTGTTCCAGGAACTATTATCCGATTTGATGAACTCTGCTGTTGGCGTCAAGTGTTTGGCGAAGCAAGTCCCGACGGTAAGTCAAATCGAGTCCTCTATTCTACCTGGAAGCAGCATGAGTGGAAGTCCATGAACGAGTGGATGGAGAAGTATGATCGTCAGGTCATCCCCCTAAGTCGAAACTGGTTCCAAGGTGGAACTGTAATGGTAACTAAATGATTATCTCGCACAGACACAAATTCGTATTCATTAAAACTAAGAAGACCGCAGGATCGACTATTGAGCGAATCCTGTGGCACAAACTTAACCAGAAAAAAGATATCTGTACTGGGTCTACTCGGGACGGAACTCCACCTCTAAACTCTCCACCAAACATGAATGGTCACGTTGGTTGGAAGCAACTAGAGCATCAGTATCCGTTGGCAATGAGAGATTACTATGTGTTCACTATTGAACGCAACCCATGGGATAAGACCGTTTCCCAGTATTTCTGGCACAAGCAAATTAAACCTCATATCACTATGGGTTCGTTCAACGATTACCTGAAGCAGAATCAGGGATTACTCGCAGTTGACTGGAGCAACTATACCGACCGAAGCGGTAAACTGAAAGCAGAAGTGTTCCAGTACCACGAACTTGATAAGATTATCCCAACCCTTAACGAGAAATTAAGACTTGACTTAGACCCTGATTTGATACATAATACTAAGTTGAAATCTGGTCTACGAGAGGACAAACCATACACAGAATATTATGATGATTGGTCTCGTGAGTGGGTTGCTAAACGTTTTGAGAATGAGATAAAGGAGTTCGGATATGAGTTCGGACAGTGATAGAATTCAACTGTATGTTGGCGTTGCACCTAACGGAGAAGATGCTGAATCGCAGATGGTGCTAGAGTATACTGCTAAGAAGAATAGCAGTCTGCCTGTCGATATACATTGGATGAAGCACAACGGATTGTTTAATTCTATCTGGGGTGGTTGGGAGTCCAAGACTTGGGCAACCCCATTCAGTGGTTTCCGTTGGGCAATACCTGAGGCATGCGAGTTCCAAGGGCAAGCAATCTATATGGATAGCGATATGATTATCCTCGGAGACCTTGCTGAGTTATGGAACAATCCTTGGGAAGACGGCAAGATCATCCAGATGAAGGGTGGTTGGCGCACGTGTGTTGCTAAGTGGCATTGTGAACGTGCTGGTCGGGTGCTACCGCCAGTAAGGGAAATGAAGAAAGAACCTTATGCGCATCAGAACCTGTTCAGCGGTTTGCAACAGAACCCTCAGTTAGTGCAGGAGTTTGATCGCCAGTGGAATAACTTCGATGGCGAGAATGATGACCTGAAGGATATTAAGATCCTACACTATACTGATATGAGCACACAACCTCATGCGAAGTATGCTATACCTCGACTAGAGGCAGAGGGTCGCAAGCATTGGTTCGACGGTGAGTTCCGTGCGCACCGCAGACAAGACGTACAAGACTTGTTTGACGAAATGTATAATAAGGCATTGGACGAGGGTATGAAACCTTCGGACTACTATTCAACAGATCCAAACAACTGGATCGACTACACTAAAGAGTCGCAGAAACATTACACTGCGTCTAATGGATTTGATGTTACAAAGGGTGAATGATGGAAGAAGAAGAGTTTAAAGGTTTGTATGGCGAACTGCCAACGAAACCAGTAGTATTTGCTGCATGTGATGAGAAGTATTTCCTTGAGCATGCGCCAGCATTTGCGTATTCTGCAGACAATATCGGGAAGAACGTACATATCCACGTTATCAACCCAAGCGATAAAGTATTTGCACTAGCATCCGTTATCCAAGGAACGACTAAGGTAGAAACCACCTTCAGTTACCACGACCATAATGATGCACGAAATATGGATCCAGAGCAACAGCGAACCCTATATGCGTGTGTTCGGTTTATTGTTTTGCCACATATCGTTCGTTCTGCTGATAAAGTATTGACGTGCGATATCGACCAGTTGTTCATGCAGGAATTTGACTTCCCCAAAACTCCGATTGGATTCTTCCCTCGCACAGATAAGGTTAATGCTGCGAACGAATGGGAAGCAAATGGTATGAAGGTTGCTGCTGGCGCAGTGTATGCTAATGCTGATGCTGTCGCTGTTGTAGATGCTATTCATACATCACTACAAGAAGCACCGTTGCGTTGGTTTGTTGATCAGATCGTATTGTCTAAAGTGTTTGAGCAAGTAGGTGATGCTTGGATCACTCACTTTGATTCGCAGTTCATGGACTGGGAGTTTAAGGAAGGCACTACTATTTGGACAGGTAAAGGTCCACGCAAACACGACAATCCCAAGTACGTTGCCAAGAAGAAAGAGATCGGTGACGTTGCTGCTCGTATTGAAGGGTATGAAGAAGTCTTGCTTCGTCCACGCTTGGATATCCCATTTAAACGTTTTGGTCTGAGTATCAAGAACTCAGTTAATGAACCTATCCGAGCACACTGGGCAAACTTCTGTGATCGTATCGCAGAGACCGATAAGAAGATACTTCAAATTGAAATGCCTCGCTGGGAGTTCAATTGCTTCATCCAAGACTACTTCAGCGAAGACGTGACGTTCTATGTTCCGCACGAAGAGCGAGCACACTGGGGTGGTCATGATAACACTTACTTCTACATGCAGACAGTATTCCCTTGGTTGTTCAGTATTGACCACGAAGGTTGGGGTGGCGGTGCACAGTTCATCAACACGTTTGATCCAACTGCTGAATACGACACTCAAGCATTTGATACGCTCAGCAAGTACACTATCAACGGTGGTACGAAGTTTGCTCATCTGCAACCAGACCATAAGTTTGACCATGAGGATCTACTGAAAGACGAGTTCATCTTTGTTCCTCTACAGATCCCGCACGACCAAGTTATCCGTAACCACTCAGCGATTACTGTTCCTGAGTTCGTAAAGGCACTGTGTGAATGGGCAGAGAAAGTTGGTAATCCGCAGGTGGTGTTCAAAGGTCATCCAGTGAACCCATCTTCAATGGTTCAGTTGATGGAGATCATTGAGCAATACGACAATGTACTCTTCCTAAGTGACGTCCACATCCATGAGATGATTAAGAAGGCAACTGCCACATACGTTATCAACTCTGGCGTTGGTCAGGAAGCAATGTTGCTTGACGAAACTGTTGTTGGGTTTGGTGGTAGTGAGTACCTGTCTGCGATTATTCCAGGAGACATCACTAAACTTAACGATGCATGGAAAGCAGTCAAGAACGTAGATAAAGACAAGCAAGGCGAGATGTATCGTCGCTGGTACGACTGGTATGCTAAGTCTCTGTTTGATAGTTCTAAATCGAATAGCGGTTATTCCAAAACGGTATAACTGAATTATACTAAGGTTGTATACATAGAGGGGGGATAATTCTGTCCCCCTTATTTTTTCATAGGAGAAAAAGATGACAACCTTAACAGCGACCAAGTGTGCTGTATCAGGTGTCTTGTCCAACATCGCCAGTTTGGTATACAAATGGTTTGACGGCATGGCACTAGCAAGATCTCTGCAGGCAAACGAAATTGTTGCAGAACAACTTCTTAAAGAATACCCAGAACACACGAAGTATAGTCTTTGGAACGAACTGAACCAAGATACTATTCGTAACTGGGAGAAACGCAAATGAGCAAATTGATTGCTTTCATCAAAGAGATCTTCCGTAAAAAAGATCCAGTAGAGGAATTCCTTGCAAAGTCTACAGACATATACGACCTCGAACGTCGCTACAAGATCCTTGAGAACAAGCATCTACTGTAAGAGCGATCCAGTAAAACCAATAATCCCTGCAGTCTTTTGATTTGCGGGGATTTTTTATGCTTGACTTTTTGGTTTCGCTGAGGCATAATACATGTACTTAATAAGGAGTTTGATATGAAAAGAAATACGACAGATTCGCTGTTCGTTTATATCGTGACAGTGGTGATGCTGGTAACGTTGGTCGTTGCTGTGTTTGCTGGTATGTCTGCCTTCGTAAACTTTGCAATCAGTCTATTCACAGACTTCCCTGTGACGTGGGAGAATGTTGGTAAGGTGATGGTTGCTTGGATGGCACTCAACTTGGTATTTGTTGGATGGAAATCTACAAAAAATAGTTGACTTCTAGTGCTCTATGGGGCACAATATAGTCTGAATGATCTTGATAGAGGATAGTTATGAATACTGAATACACTTTTGACTACGACCTTTTCTCGGATCTCCATAAGGATGCTTATGGATACCGTCCTCGCTACCATCGTTTTTATGATGATGCAACTACTGATGCCGAGCGTCAGGAGTTTTGGGATATGACACTCCGTGACCTAGACATTGCCATCAAAGAGGAAGAGGAGCGTAAAGCATCCGCAATTGCCTCTTTCGAGAAGGCAATCGCAGAGAGCATGGCGATGTGTAACTGCGACCGTGCTACTGCCATCCGCTATCAGATCGAAGCAGGTGGTTGGGAGTATGAGTGGGACGCAGGTTACATTTGCTATCACCTTGGACTCCCATACAACAAAGGGTATGAGGACGAGTTCAGACCGTTCATCGGTAAGGAGCGTGCTGCATGAGGTTTGCATTCTTAGTGTTGGCAATGACATCGATTATCATTGCTATAAATCAGAGGGTAGAGTATGGTGCTGCCCATCCACTATTCGTCTTTTTAGCGATATGGGGTGTTCTGGCACTACCGTTCGTGCTTCCACGCAAGGAGAAGATTCGTGCAAGAGATTAACTATGCATTAGACCTGTTGGAACTGTTTGTTCCGTTTACCATCTTTGGTC